GGTATGTTTACTCCTCTTGGAGTAATTGGCGCACAAGGTTCTACAGCTTAAACCTTATAAAAAAAGAAGCACTTAAGCTTTTAAGAATAATGAGCCAAGTGCTTCCATGTTTTGTAAAAGAACTTAAAATTAGGAGAAAATTATGTCCCAATTCTACGAATATAACTGGCCTACTCCAGTTGTCAATGGCATATCGCTTTTCCAAACACTAACTGCAAATATTCCGCTGCTGTTAAATGGTTCTTATGTTAACAAAATCACAGGAATAATTAATTTTATTGATTTTGGGATTGTACCAAGAATTACTCTTAATTCAGCGGCCAATCTTTCTGGTATTAATTTTCTTATTACCGGTTATCAGAATGGGGTTTTCATTAGTGAAACCTTAACTGGACCAAATAACACAACAGTTACAAGTGTTAACTGCTTTGATACTGTAACGCAGATAATTCCAACCGGTACTACAGGCTCTACCCTTCAAGTCGGCGTTGCTTCCGTTGGTTATTTTCCAATGATTCTATTAAACACCGCTAAGACCAATACTTCTTCTATAAGCTATGCCTTAAATATCGTAGCAGCAACAGCTAATCCTGCTACTTATCAGGTATTTTTATCGCTAAAGAATAATTTAGGCCTAGGGAAATACGATGATTTAACCGCCGCCGCTAATGGTAATTTTGTTGCTTCTGCCGCTGCTGCTACTGCGTCTGCATTAATACAGTATAATTCTTTAGCTTCCAATTTACTCATTAAAATTGGCACTAATAATAATGGCTCGGTTCTTAAAGCTCAATTCCTGCAATTGTAATTAAAAAGGAAGATAAAATGCCGGCAACTAGTGGAAGTTATAGTTTTAATAGCATAAAAGGAGAGCTGATTATCAGAAAGGCTTATGAGTTAATCGGCATGCCTCTTAGCATGGTCACTGCCGAGCAATATAATTCAGCACTTAATATTATTAATTTTATTTTAAGTGATTGGGCTAACTCTAATGTTAACTTATGGACACTAAAATTAAATCCTGTTTTTTTAACTCCAGGGCAAGCATCCTACCCTCTACCAAGCAACATTACTAAAATATTTCAGGTATTCTTAAGAAGCAACGTAAGACAATTAAATGGAACACCGCAATCAAATACCGCAAATACTTATGATGGAAACGGAGGAGGAATTGCTGCTTATGCTTTTGATGGTAATCCACTGACAAGATGTACACAAGACGTTCAAAACGGCAATATTTCTTATGATTACGGTTTAGGGGTAACAAAGCAAATCAGCATTATCGGCATTCAAAGTTATGTTTCTAATCGTCCATATAGCTTAGTTTTAGAAGCATCACAGGATACGATAAATTGGTTTCCTGTTTTTACTCCTCCTCCATTATATCCATATCAAGCACATGTAATTTCATGGTTTTATGTACCTGATCCAATTTATGCAAGGGCATATAGAATTAAAGAAACAGGAGGATACACACTCGATATTGAAGAACTTTATTTTAATAGTATAAGCCAGGATACTACCATGAGCGAGGTATCCAGATATGAATATTTAACCTATCCCAATAAATCACAAATCGGTAGACCTACTATTTACTACGTTGATTACCAGCGGACTCCATCCCTGTATATATGGCAGACTGCTGCTCCAATGTATAATTTAATAATGTATAGCGGTCAAAGCAGTATAGAAACTCTAGAGAATTACACACAAAGCGTAGATATCCCATCATATTTTTATACTCCTCTAATATATGGACTCGCTAGCATGCTAGCAGCACAATATGCTCCTGAAAAAGAAGAAGGCTTAAAAATGAGATATCAGGAAACTCTAAATCCGGCAGTGATTAATAATACAACGGAAGTACCACTTAAACTGGAGGTATATGGCAACTAGCTTAAAAGTGATCCCTGTAAATACGCAAATGGGAGATTACGTTAGAAAGGACGTCATTGAACCTATTGGAACTTGTGATTATTCAGGGTTTCCCTTTAGCAGGTCTGATCTAGTTAAACAATATGAATGGCGCGGTAATCAGTTAGTCTGGACAGGAGCAATAGTCGGGCGGCCTTTTGTTGATGAGCCAAACGAGCAGAATAGACCGCCGCAAATAAAAGGTGATCCGAAAGCCGTACAAAATCCTCGCCCATTTGGGATAGAGACACCGCAAGGTCCTGAGGCAATTGGTAATAGTTCGCCTGTTATTTTAGAAGATATCAACTTTACAAGTGATGATATCCCCCCTGTTTTACCTGATTTTGCCGGTCAGAGTGTTAGTAACATGGACGCACGAGAGCGTTTAGAATCGTTGCACCAAATTAAGTTCTAAAGTAATGGCTAATAATTTTAATCCCGGTTTTGATAGAGAGAAAGCAGCTTTTATAGCGTTAGCTAATAGAGGTGAAGGCCTCACTCCAATTAATTATTTATATGCAAATGAAGCTAGTTTTGAAAGTATTTTGTCTCCTGTTATTACCGGCGGTACTGCTGAGCTTTATACAATATATGCAACCGGCATTAACTCTGCCAATATTACTAATACTGAAGATATTATTACTAATAGGTTAAAGTGGAGTAATCCTTCTAATGATTATTATGTTGGCTTTACTGCCGGTAATCTAACCGGGAACACCATCTGGAGATTACCGCTGCATGATGGAACTGACGGGCAGGTCATAGCAACAAACGGCAGCGGTACTCTATCGTTTATCGATATTACAAGCAAGGCAGCTCCAAGTGATGCTACTTACATAATCAGGACACCAAATACTAATTTACCTGAAGCACAGGTTTTAGAAGAACTTGGTACAGGAATGGCCAAGATTGTTGCTGATGGTGCTTTCGCTATTGCTATCGCCGGTGAGGATTATGCAACTGCCGAGCAATTAGAAGAAATAAAGCAACAATGCCAGGAGTACGCAGAGCAAGCTGCTACTTCAGCTGAAGAAGCAGAATCTGCAGCAGGCGAGGCGGCAACGAGTGCGGGTAAAGCCGCCGCTTCAGCTACAGAGGCTACGGGAGCAGCAGCAGAAGCAACAGCAGCTGCCGGCGAAGCTAGTGTTTCAGCAGGGGCGGCAGGAATATCGGCAGGAGCAGCGGCTGCTTCAGCACTTGCTGCCGGGCTTTCAGCAGGTAGTGCCTCAAGTTCGGCGTCCGATGCTAGCGATTCAGCAAGCAGTGCAAGCGGCTCGGCAACTAATGCGGCAAATAGCGCAACTGCGGCTCAAGACTACTTAAATACTCTTTTAAATACCGGATTAACCCTGCAAGGAGATGTAACCGGTAGCGGGTTATTAAGTACGCCGATTGTGACGGTCTTTACACCCAATCCCGTATTTACGGGTAAAAAATCGATGACTATACCGGTCGGCAATAACCTGGATCGACCTGATACTTTAACTCCGGGAATGATGAGGTTTAATACTTCGCTTTAATTTATGGTAAAATTGTAAATGATCACAAGAGGTTTAAAATGGAAACAAAATTCAATATTAATAAAAAAGAAACAGAAGCATCTACAAAATTAACAGCACCGCTACCGACACCTAGCGGTAAACCGGAAATTACCGACGGGACAAGCTGGTTTACCCTGGCTACTGAAAACTGGGTTTTAAACACTATAACAAATATCCCTCCTACTCTTGTAGCAACAACGACTAACTTAACGGCTACTTATGATAACGGCATAAGCGGAGTAGGAGCTACTTTAACTAACTCAGGAACGCAAACCGCACTCGTTATTGATGGAGTTACTTTAGCTGCAGGTAACAGGGTTCTAGTTAAAGATCAAACGGATAGCATCCAAAACGGAATATATACTGTTACCGATATCGGCTCTACTACCGAAAACTGGCTACTAACTAGAAGCCTGGATTTTGATTCCCCTTCTCAAATGATTAGAGGAGAAGTTATTGACGTAATTAGCGGGACGGTTAACAGCGTAACTGCCTGGATGCTAACCTCAATTGTTACAACTATCGGGACGGACGGCATTATCTTTGCCAAGCTATCACAAAATGGGATTACGGGAGCTCAAGGTAGCGTCGATCAAATCGTTGTTACGGTTGATAATAACATAGCAACCATAAGTATTGCCCCTAACCCTATTATTCCGGGTAATGCCGGTATTACTATTCCCGGGGGAACAACTGCGCAGCGTCCTGCAACCTTGGTCGCGGGGACTATTAGATTCAATACGGAAATTTAAAATGAAAAAAACAAAACATGCTAAATCAGCTCCCAAATCACCGGAAACTCAAGCCTCCAGGCTTGAGTTTTATGACGGTTTAACATGGCAAATACTGGCAGACAAAGACTACGTAGATAATAAATCTTTGCAAACATGCTGGGATTTATTAAACGATAATACGGAGATAATATGGCAACCACTGTAATTGTCGGAGGAATAAAGCCGGATTTAAAAATTCTAGGAGATACGCAGAAGTTCTTGTTTGAGCAACCAAACGGTTCTTTTAGACTGGAAAATGCTACAACACCGCTAGATTCTAATCCTATTAACCTTAATCTGGATTTTCTAAATATTGAGGAAAAAGGATATAGAGTTGGATTTTATTCTGATTCTACCAACACTAGCGGGATGTTTCATTTAAGTTCTCTGCAATATCAGCAAAGTCAGCAAAACTCTGCTATTGTCGGCAATAAGTTAATGACTTTTAATGAAAACGGTTCAGACCAATTTTTATTCTATAAAAACCTGGATGTTAACGGCAATAAAATTATTAATGTTCCGAGTCCCGTAAATAATACTGACGGTTCTAATAAAGCTTATGTCGATAGTAAGGTCTTTGACATTAATACGAATACTAGCGGTCAATTAAATATCAACCGTTTAAACGGCTATCCTGCAAATAGCTCCTTATTTTTAAACGGCAACGGTACTTGGGAAAATCCCCGTCAGTTTACCACCAATGCATCAAATGTTACTAATGCCGGCGGTTTTATTGTCAATAATACTAATCCGGCAGCTGTAGCTGCAGGGCTTATCGTGCAAAACAACGGCACTATTAATGCAGAGTTCGGCTTTAATAATAGTACTAATGAAGCATATGCCTGGGCAACCGGAACTGCCGCGTTAAAATTCGGTACTGCCGGTGTCAAACGGATGGATATTGCCGGTAATAGCGGTAAAACTTCATTTTATGACCCTTCTTATAATTGCTATATTCGCCCTGCTAGTAATTATTTGGATATGAGAGGACTAAACGTCTATAACTCAATCACCTCAACCATTATAGAGACTAATGCCGGCAGTGAGACCTCCTCTATTGTCATGAACGGCGATTTTATGCAGTTTATCAATCCAATGGATACCCTTGGATTTATTTTTACCGATGAAGATAACTCAAGCATGACCAGTTATGTAGCCTATATCAATAGCTCCGGACAAATCGTACCTTGCTCTAAAGACAAAAAACATAGCATACGTAAGAAAGAACACAAAGATTATCTGCAAAGATTAAATAAGCTTAATATTTACTCCTATGGCTTAAAATATCAAATCAATAACAGTGATTCCGCTAAAAAAAGAATGCGGAAACAGCTTAAAATGAATGAATTGCAAATAGGAGTCATAGCCGAAGAAGTAGCAGAGATTTTTGATAATGCTACTAACCTATATAAACCGCTGGATTTATCAAAAAAAGAAAAACCGGCTCATATACCTTCGCTAGGTGTTAATTATAACACTATTCTTTGCTACGCCATTTTAGCCATTCAGGAGTTAACCGGGAAAGTAGATATTCTGGAACAGAAATTGAAAGGTTTATAACAATTTATTAATAATAATTAGGAGAATTAAAATGAATACAGCTTTAAAAGATATAAGTACCAACTTAAATGACTTAAAGTTAATTACCAGTACCCAAGTCGATCTATCCTATTTTAACAGCCTTGTAAGTAGCGTCTTTGATGATCCGATTATATATGCGAGTATACAATCGGATGTCCAGTTCATTAATCAGATTGGAGGACAGCTTTTTAATTATTTTACCGCTTCTGATCCAAATACTCAAAAAATATGGTATGTAGCATTAAAATCAGGTTTAAATCAGTCAATTGATGATGCTAATGATCTAATTAGTAAGATTCCGCAAGACGTCCCAAAAGGATCTGATTTAACAACAGTTTTAAATATCTTTATAACTGATTGTCAGGCTATTTGTAAAATCATACCGCTTAATAAGCATGAGGTAGCGGGCGCAGAACCGGAAGAATTGAATTAGTTAATAGAAATTATGCAAGTAATACGTATCTTATCTTTAGATGGGGGCGGTATTAGAGGATTATTCTCCGCTACGTTTCTAGAGAATTTTTGTAATGATGCCGGGATTAAAGGGAATGAATTATGGAAGTATTTTGATATTATTTGCGGAACGAGTATTGGCGGTATTCAAGGCTTAGCTTACTCACACGGTCTATCTCCTACTGACGTTATTAATTTATTAACGACTAATGCAACGAGCATTTTTACTATTAGAGCGGGAGTGAACCCTTTGCAACCTCTTGGACCGGCAGGGTCTGCTACTTTAGGTACTGTGCTGGCAGTTCCGGGAGTTGATCCTTATATCTACAATCAGCAACCTCTCCGAGATGCTTTAAGTCCTATTTTAGGGACTACTCGCATGTTTCAATTAAAAACTAATACTTTGATTACTGCTGTAGGGTTTCAAGGCGGAACAGGTCCTAGCACGGATAATGTTAATTTTCCATACGGCGATGTTACAAGTAGTCAGTATTATCAATTTTCCAATGTTTTAATTCCGGGTTTTACTACCGGGCAAAATTATACTTGTATTGATGTTGCTATTGCAACAGGTGCAGCACCGGTATTTTTTCGCCCGACTCTTATCCAAGGCATGCCTTCTGATACCTTCTTTATTGATGGCGGTTTGTATCAAAACAACCCAACTAGCCTTGGTTATGCGTTCTCTAATATATTATTCCCGCAGAACGTTAGCACTTGCATTCTTTCAGTCGGTACCGGATATTCTGATCCTGATATCGAAATAACGACAACATCAAATAACCTAAAAGTAGCCCCCAATAATGGATTAGGTTTACTTGCTAATAGTTTGAATTTAACGTTAAATGGAGCAACGGACGCAGTAGAACTGCAATTTAAACTGATGTCTTTATACAAAGGCGCAACAAATAATCTATCTTACTACAGATTCCAACGTTTTCTTGCAGATCAGGAATTAAGTAAACTCGATAATCCTACCCCGGAAGCTATAGCATATTTAAAATCTGAGTCAAACATCCAATATGGACAGGATGCTATAAAGATACAGCAATTTATTCAAAAATGTAATTTTCAAAAATAATTACATTTATATGATTTTTAAGAGTTATAAGCACTTATATGTTATAATAAAAAAGAAAAAGGCATATATGGCAGACTTATCAAATATTACCGCTTTAAGCGGCCTTACTATTACCAGTGATCAAACCACCGGGACTAATAATCGGGGCGCTACCTTTGCCGTTAGCAATGTTACCACTAGCCAAAGAGATCTACTCGAAAACGTTACTCCTTACGTAGTAAATGGAGTAACAGTTAAAATAAAGGAAGGAACTATCATTTTTAATATCAGCGTTGATAAACTACAAATGTTCAGAAATGGGGGTTGGGAAAGTGTTACAACAAATATAAGTACTGCTACCGGAGTTGGTTTATCTTCATCTCCTTTTTCCGTTCCGTCCGGCACAAGAGCAGCTGTTGAGGTAGCCGCTAATCAGGTAAACGGCTTTATATATAATGATACAACCAATAACCAGGTCAGAGGATATATTAATACTAAGTGGATGACTCTATTTACGTTTGCTACTACTGCCACCGGCGTTGGTCTTACTAACGGAGCACCTTTTGTATATCCGTCCGGACCAAGAGACGATGTTGAAGTAGCTGCTAACCAAGTCAATGGGTTCACTTATTTTGATGTTACTAACACAGTCCTTAGAACTTATAAGGATGCTTGGGAAACAATTACTTCAGCTTAAATTGCATAAAATTAACGCAGAATAATATGCCGAAAGATAAAGGGACTACTAAACCCATAACCCAGTTAAACAGCTTGCAGATTAACTATCAAGATCAAAACAGTTGTTTTAATCCTCCAATTGTAACAACTGCCGAAAGAGACGCTTTAGTTAATACCGATAACCCGGAAAAACCGATCAAGGACGGTACTCTGGTATTTAACGGTGATACGGGATATCAGGAGTATTACAGCGGAGGTAAATGGATAGAAATCAAAGAAGGTGGCGGCGGAAGTGGTAACGTAAGCGGACCGCCGAGAGCGGTAAACGGTAATCTGGTAGCTTTTGACGAAACGAGCGGAAAAGTAATAAAGGATTCAGGCGTTTCAACTAATCTAGTCGTAAGCGCCTCATCAATCACGGTAAAAAAGGGTCAAATTCCCGTATGGTATAATGTTGCCGCAGGAAAAATCAATCTCGCCAATAGCGGAGTTACCGTCGATCAGATTAGACAAAAGCGTGCTAGGAAAAACGTTAATGCAACCGAGCTATATCAAATTAGCAACCTCGGAGCTTTGCAATTCGGTAGTAACGACAATGTTGCAGATACCGGTATTATACTTGTTGACGGCTTAACCCCTGTTACTTTCCAAACGCAAGGTACGGGAGCGGATAGCAGAGTCTGCACCGTCATTAACGGCGAACTCGGCGAAGGCTCATCCTCTCCTTCTGCACTATTGGAAATTAATTCAAGCACAGGAGGATTTCTACATGCAAGAATGACAACAGTAGAGCGGGATGCTCTTCTTGACCCTAAAGACGGGCTTGAAATATACAACACGGATACTAAAAACCTTAATATAAGGCAAGATAGCTCTTGGGTTGAAATCAAAAGCGGCGGCAACGGCAATGTGATAGGACCACCCTCGTCAGTTGCTAATAACATCGTTTCCTTTGACGGCACAACCGGTACCTTAATAAAAGATAGCGGATTTTCTACAAGTTTTTTTAGAGATAATAATTTTAAAAATATAATGACCTTTACCGGTGGCACTATAGGCGAGCCCTTCCCTGTCAAAGGGATAGATAGCTGTAAGGTTACTTTAGTCGGTGCCGGAGGATTCGGCGGTAAATGTGTAGGTGGTTATCAAGGATGTGGAGGGGGAGCAGGTGCTGCTCTAGTAATATACTTGAAAAACCTTTTATCAATCCCGGATTTCTGGGTCTATATGTCAAGTGGTTTTGTTTACCCGGATAATACAGGAGTAAACGGCATATTTGAAATTAGAGCTAATACTTATACTACTCAAGTTAGATTTACGGCAAAAAACGGTCAGAATGGATCTGATGGATCATCAAGTGTAACTACCGGAGGAGCTGGAGGGAATTATTTAGTGGAGCAACTTGGTACCATTTATACGGCCGATAATTATAATTATATTGGTTTTACCGGAGCTTTCGGTCATGCAGCTACTAATTCCGGAGTTTCCGGTGCCGGCGGAGTTTCCATATTAGGCGGCGCGGGAGCTTCAGTTACAGGTAATAATAATGGTCCCATGAATCCTGCCGATAATTCAGGTAGTGGTGGAAGTGGAGGAAGCGGTGAAGGATTATCTCCTCAAGGAGTTACTTCAGGTATAGTAATTATAGAGTGGTAAGAAAAGAGCAATGAACTATACTACTCTCTTTAATCAGATAATAGCTTATGCCAATAGAGGAGGTAGCATTGAATTTGCTGCCTCCATTCCCTATTTTATTGAGATGGGACAGCAGAAAATCTGGAAAGAGCTAAATACTCTTGGTTTCCAAAAGGCAGTTGACGGTAGGTTTCAAGCAAATAATTCTACTATCTCCAAACCTGCCGATTGGCAGGAAACTATCTCTCTAAGCTATGGAACGACTGAATCCTTATTTACAAACAATGTAATTTTATTTCTAAGAAGCTATGAGTTTTGCATAAATTATTGGCCCAATGTCGATACCGCTACTATTGATAATCCACCGCTATTTTATGCCGATAAAATACAACCAAATACTAAGCCTTATGATAGAATTTTTATAAGCCCAACTCCTGCTCAAAATAATGTTTATCGGTTAA